GATATATTGATTGTCCAGTAGTTTGATGTAGTGTTCCACCACGAACGGTTGTCGTTGCAGCAACGGGGAATGGTAAATCAAATTGATATTGAGTATTTGCTATAGAGTCAAAATGAATTGTGTTTGCAAAGTCCACATTTACTCTAAAGTGAACAATCAAACCTTGTTTAACATATGAACCTGTTGATACTGTGCCTAAAAGAGTGTTACCATTGTTTGCTCTGAACTGTGGACTATATGGTCTACTGACAGATGCAACACCAAATGGAATACCTCCGGGAGTTGTACCATCAGAAAGTCTCATTGGTGTTGTGCCATCAATATCATAAAAAACTTCACCCGTTTTTCCAATATAATTATTGGCTTCTGTGCCGCCCATTTTGTCTGCATACAATTTAAAAGTTGCGTTAGTTGTCATTTTTTTTCCTTAGCAATTTTAACAATTCCATGCTCTACGTGACCAGTAGTTAGCAGAAGTTTTATCGTCACCACCTTTGATTCCACCTGATCTTGCACAGTAAGATTTTTTACGTGCAGGTTGATCTTTCTTGATCGATAAATTGGGATCACCAAAGTTTACTTTTTGTGCTTTACCATCACCATCTGGATCAACATATACTTTAGATTTCTTAACATCACCCTTCATGGGTTTATTCAAAGGTACTTCTTTACCTTGAAATGTTGCCTCTTCAAGTTCATCTTCTGTGTGTTCGATGTTTAATGTTTTAGGATAGCCCTCTTGTCCTGGCTTTTTAGGTGGCAAACCTTTTTTTCTACGAGCATGAATATTATCCCATAGTCCTCGTTTTTCTTGTAACTGTTCATCAGTTATAAATTCTTTAAATGATATCATACGTAATTCCTCTTTCTGAATGATAAAAGGTCGATGCCTTTCTTTTTTAATTCATCTTCTTTTTGATCACCAATGCTTGCTGTTGTTTCATCGCCAGTCAATTCAGCAACTACAACTTTACCACTCTTGTTTAATTTTTCTTTCGAATAACTATTCAGTGCCATTCCGGGCTCTATCCCTTTGTCGATGGATTCTTTTTGGCTGGCCCTTTGACGGATTTCTGAGAGGGTGATTTTGGCTTTTGGTGAAACTGTTTCTTCGGAATGTATTTCTTCTTGGGTTTCGGTGTTTGAGTTACCGAATCCGTAATTTGATCGTTGACCGTTGGCGGCAACTGAACTGATTTGTCTTTGAATAGTTCTAGAATTTTCAGTAAAAATTTCATTTGTAAACTCCTCTTTTAATTTAACAACGTAACCTTTATCATTCTTTTCAACCGAGCCATTAATATGATGTGCTTCTTTAGCAGCAAAATTACGAACTTTGAATACACGAACTTTACCCGATTTATCGGTAAGATACTTTGACTTATTCATATTCGAATTTTCATCAATAAAATTCAAAAATTCATTATCCATATCTTCTTTTTTTAACTTAGCTAAAGGTGACTTAGCTTTAATATCTTGTAATCGTTTCTTGTGTACATCTTTTAATGGAGCAGATGTACCACTACCAGAACTACCAGATAAAGGTACATTTGCAGTCTTAGGTTCTTCTTTGGTAACTGTAACTAAGTTGCCATGCACGGAACGATGAGTTACTTTACCGTTCTTACCGTAACGACCGAAGCCATAATACTCTAAGCCTAATGCTTTAGCTTTATCTAATCCACCTGCTTCTGGATGTGGTTGTGCTTGTTTAGCTATAGGTGTAGCATCTTTCTTTTCCAATTCATTAGCTACCCATGTCTTGGCATAATCATTTTTTGGTGGCTTACCAACAAACTTTTGTACGTTCTTAAAAATTTGTTGCATCTCTTTTGTTTTAGCTTCTACTACATCTGGTGGTGCTTGACGTAAATCTTCTGAGTTGTCAAACTCAACATAATTTTGACCAAACATCTTTGCCAATGCAGGACGTGCAGCTTGTACAGATTCCCATTTTTCTTTACGAATGTTTTCTGGTACTGTACGACCACCACGTTGACCACGTTCAATATTGCGTTGCTGTGACACTTCATCGGCAGTGTTAACCATAATCATTGATGATTCATAACCCAATGATTCTAGCTTATCTTTAATCTTTTTAATCTTTTCTGGATCATCACCAGTACCATTAATGATCAAACCATTACGTCCATGTAGTGCCAAACGTTGACGTAATTCTGTAACGTTCTTTGCACGACCACGAACTTCATTACGTTGTTTCTCTTCACTTGATGGCATTCTTTTATCAAGGTCTTCCTTGTCCATCAGATACTCAAGTGCTTTATCTGAATTGATTTCAGTAAGTCCGTGACCATCAAGTGTATTGCTTAGTACGTAGTCTTTACCAGAACCCGGACCTCCAGCTAGAAAAACAGCCTTGAAGATACCTTTATCATGTACACCTTCTGATAAGAACTCTACGAAATCTAGATTAATATTTTCTTTTAGTTTCATACCATCTTTGACTAATTTCATAAGTGTTTTAACATCCGCATCGTTTAGTGACTTCGGTGTTCCCATTCTAAACTTTTTAAAATCATTCTTTGCTGCTGCTTCACGCAGCTTGGTACCAGATATTCCAGTTACACCTTCAGCATCGGGATCACGTTCACCTGCGGATATTACTTTGATTGATTTGTAATTGTATTCTTTTCCATTGTAAGCATTCAGTATCTTTGTATATTCAGCTATACGATCTGAACCAGCAACCATGATTAGATTATCATAATCTTTGTCTAGTGCTTTTGCTACACCCATGAAAGTTGCAGGACTGAATTTGTTTGCAGCATATATTTCAACACCAGCAAAAGCTTTCTTCATATACTTTACTTTGTCTACTACTTTTAATGGATTCTTTTTACTGTCTGTGGTTGCAGAGGCAACAATGATGGCTTTTCCGCCATGTTCTTTGGCAACATCAGCTACTCGATTAGCAAGTAACTCATGTCCTGTTGATATAGGATTGAAACGTCCAAAAGCAAATACTGCTGTTTTGCTCTTTTTGGCTTCTTCCAAAAAGCGTTTAATTTTCATATGCCTCTACAGCAAAAGTTTAATATAATATTTAGTATTAGTAGGTTTCTGACTGGCCAGACCCTGCTACGATACCCTTACAATGTATCTGATCTAATTCAACCAGATACTTCTTATTTATGTTTAAAAAATGTGCATGTTCAGTATCTACATGGTTTTTTATGATTTCTCCGATGTTTTTATACAAAGTTTGTATATAATCGTCAAGTAATGACGGACAGAGAGAGAACATTCTTGTGATAAGCAGGTGAGAAAAGACTTCTTTTCGTTCATCAGTTATCCATGTCGGCATACGTTTTTTGAATACATATTTGCCAAAATGATTGTGCTCTTCGTCATCGAATTCTTCAAGCAAATCAGTTCTTGCTGAAAATTTATAGATTCTTTTAATTCCCTGCATCATCTGCATTAGTTGTGGTTCTTGCTTGAGCATCATTATTGTCTTAATTAGCAATACACATTCAGCCTCACTCTTGCGCCCCAGAGAAGCAAAATCAGTAACATCTTTGTCGGATGACCAATTCATAGCTAGATTTAGATATGGTGAAAACTGCTTGATCACGTCCTCTTCAATTGCAACTGGACCGCCATCAGATAGAATGATAACCGCATTCGGTTGCTTCTCACGTAGAATTTTCAAACCTTCAAGGGTTTGATTGATACGATCATCTCGACTGACTGAACCGATAGTAGCATTGATTGCTGACGTTACAATGAATAGATTGGTGTTAGGTATTATTTGTGCCATTCTGAACTCGGGAATAATTTAATAGATTTATATTCAACATCTTTTGTTTTGCAGATAAACGAGATCAATTCAGATATCTCTGAAGGATCCATAATTTTACTTGTGTCTAGATTTGAATTAAGGTGTTGCATTGGTGTATTAATACTTCCTGGATGGATGCTAGTGACATGAATTTTATGCTTTTGTAATTCTTCACCCAAAACACCAGCAAATCCAGTTAATGCATGTTTCGATGCACCATATAGAGATTCGCATGTTATATCATTCAATCCAGACACAGAATTAATAAAGAATATTCTTGATCCTGCAGGCATCCATTTAAGTGCTTGGTGGGTAACATATAATGTACCTTTAAGATTCGTATCAATTATACGATCAATAGCATCTATAGTACTATTCATGAAAGTACTCACCTCAAATATACCAGCATTGTTTACTAGCACATCAACATAGTCACCTATTTGATTAAAAGTTTTTGTTACTTGAGATGATGATGTGATATCGCATTCATGCCACGTAAAGCTTTCGGGGAATAATTGAGCAGCAGGTGAAAGTGGTTTGGTTCGTGATAGTCCATGTACATGATAACCATCCTCGATTAGCTTTAATGTTATCTCCCATCCCAAACCATAACTACATCCAGTCACCACAGCATTCTTACGCATCATATCTCCTCAAACACATCAATTGCAAGCTTCATCTCCTCTTCAGTAATATCATTCACTATCTTGTAGTTACCAATTGAAACTGGCAACGGAACATATTGATTACCATTACGATGCTTTGTTGCATCACGTAGACTTTCTAGTAACAATTCTATTCTTGTAAAATCAAAATAAAATGTACGCAGATTTAATCTATTAGCCACACTGAAAATTCGTTTCAATGTATCCAAATCAATATACTTACGATTATATGCAATACAACAGCTATACAAACAATCAAGTGCTACAGCTTCACCATGTAGTAAATCTGGTATATTCTTCATCTCAATCACAGGACTGAATGTATGTCCAAAGTCTACACAACGATCAAGTTTCTTTTCCCAAAGATTAGGACCAAGTTCAGCAATCATATCTGTAATAGCAAGATTGATTACACGGACTGGAACTGCACCGTATTGAAATTTTTCATCAATCAATAACTCTGCATGTTCTTCCAATAAAGCAAACAACTCTGGAGATTTAATAAGTGCAAGTTTAAATATCTCAGCAATACCATTTACGATCTCACGTTCACTTTGTGTCTTGATAAACTTCTTATCAATATATGTTGCAATAGGCGGATAGTATGCACCAATGCGATTACGTCTACCCAAATGATTTACGCCGACTTTTGAACCTACAGATGCATCTACAATGGCAAGTAATGTAGTTGGTATCTTAATGTAAGGTATGCCTCTACGATAGATGCTACAAGCAAAGCCAACGATATCAAGTAACACACCACCACCAATAGCAAGAACAGGTTCACGGCGCAATACACCATTAACCTCAAAGAATTTTAGAATAGTATCGGTGTTATCCCATGTCTTGTTCTCTTCTTTACAATTGATAGCAAGCAATACCAATTCAATATCTAATGTTTGAAAGTAATAATGAATTTGACTTTCATACAAACGATGAACTTCAGAATCAACAACAACAATTCTTCGTTTGCTATCTGTAATAGATGCAATATCTTGATTCTGTGGATTGAATATGTCGGCAGAATATGTGAGTTTAAACTCTACTGGTAATTCAGTTTTAACTGACCAAGTACGTTTAAACTTGTCATAGTCCATCATAAAATCTTCACTCATTTTAGCGCCTTACCTAATAAATAACATGCATGAACATAAAAGTATTTTGCTTTATCTATATCACCAGCAAGACACTTAAATGGGAGCATACGGATAAATTGAGTAGCTTCTAACACATCAACGATCTGCTTTGTTTTTACTTCCTGTAACACCGATTCAAAATAATTGTTGAATGCCTCAAAGTTCTTCGGTATACGATGCATATGAGTTACAGTGTAATCTTTTACGGTAACAGTTTGATCATTAATATAACCATAATAACTACGTGAACATTGAAGTACTTGAGCATAATCTAAGAATCTCGAATCTAGAATACTCTCTTCATAAGGATCAATAAAAACGACTTTATTCTCTTCGATAGAATATAAAATGTTTTCTAATGTGGGATTACCATGAATTGAATTTTCACTCATTAGTTGCAAGTCATTAAAAAAATTCTTTAAGTCATATTGATGAGTTAACATACCGTGAACTATCTCACCATTGTATTCATATGTACCTAACTTATAAAAATCTTCAAATTCTTTGATACTACAAGCATCATATAACTTTTGCTGTATCTCTTCAAAGTAATATAGTTTTGCTGCATTTGGATTGGCTGGATATGAATCACTATGTAATCTAGTAAATGCTTCCCAAACTGCATTTGACATCTTCCAAATAGTATCATCATCTAGTGTATCACTAGCTAGAATAGTTTTTATATCTCGATATCCTTCTTTGTACTCAATGTCAAACCATGCTCTTTCAATGCATGAATCAACATTCAATACTTTAGGAAACAGATCAGGAAACTTAGCACCTAATCGTTGCAACTTTTTTAGTTGTGAATACCAACGCACATAACCATATTCACGGTTATGCACTCGATTAACTTCTTTTCGTATAAACTTTTCATCGCCACGAGGATTCATTACAGTTTCAACCAAATATGTTGAACTTAATGAACCACCCTTCAATTTAGTTGTTTTCATTTCATTCCTAAACTTTGTCTAGCCAATTCAATTCCATATTCTTGAGGGCTACCCAAGACAATGGTTTCTTGATAATTACCAAGATTGTTCATATATGCTTTCATATCACCATCTATCATACCTTGCATGACATCAGAAATGTATAGTTCTTCTTTTGTCTGAACAAAATCATCATAACAATTTAAATATAAGTTTGCAGAAAAAAATCCATAAAGACCTGTAGATGCGTATGGTGAGATTTGTTTCTTTTCTACGATTTCTGTAACTACATTCTCATATGCACGAACATATGAATATTTTGGTGAGTTGCCAACAAACACATCAACATACATGTCATAGATATCATTCATCTGATTAACTATTTCATCAAAGTCACGACCAGTAACAACTGTATCTGCGTTATGCACAAATGTAGGTAAATTCATATGCTCTAGTTGTGTCATACCAATTGCTGCGGTATGTGCTTGTCCTTTTGTGTCACCGATGTAGAGAATGTTGTCACCAGTTAAACCTAGCGGTTTTATAGTTTCAATTAACTGGTCATTAAAATATTTGTCTCTATTATTTGCTACAAGAACAGTTTGTTTTGTAGGCCCAAGATTTTTTAGAATATCATGTATAATAGTCTTGCCATTCCAGGGCAATAGATATTTCGGAATATCAAATCCAACATCATGAAAACGAGTATTGTAACCCGCCATACAAACAACTAAATTTACGTCAGCCATTTTTTAAAGTCCTCACGTAGGAGTGAATGCCATGTCCCATTATATTCACCAGGTGGAAAAGGATGATTGATATCACAATAAACTAGATTATTACCGACAAGTCCATGTTTCTTCCAATTTGCACTCATAAAATCTTCACACATATATTGTACACCAGAATCATAGAACTCGTCAATATTATTAAAGCAATCTGCATACTTATCCATATTTTCGGATGATGAGAATGCAAACTGATCATTACCAAAATCACGATCTGGAGTCATTCGGCAATTAGGAATGAATAATTTTTCTGGATTCAATAACTCAAACGGTATTAATTCATTAATAGCAAAGTCAAAACGTGAACGCACAACCCAATCAAATTTCATATTGAAAGCATTTTCATACTCACATTTCATTTTGTTGCATTGATTGATAGCATATAGTTGTGCAAATGTTGACATGCGACCATCTTTTACTTTCCAGTTTGGTGATGATGGCGGAGTGTTTGTATACTTTGATAGATCAACATCAACAGGACTTTGAACCATAAAATCTACAGGTTTATATAACTCAACAGCTTTTTCGTGTAGATTTTCTTCTGTTTTCCATGTGTGAAAAAATACTTTAACATGAGTTATGGTTGGTACGTCTGGATTTCTTGAATTTTGATGATGCTCTATAATATTCTTTTTGTGAAATTCATAACCAGCTTCGATCATACGAGGCTGACCAGACAAACACAAAGCCACATTAATAACTCGTATTGGTGTATCATCAACTTTAGGCGCAGTGCCAGTCTCGATGCTTGTTATTGGTTTAATATCCATCATAGATGTCTACCCACATTTGCTTTGTTATCTGTAATACCAAATTCTTTATATGCTTCTTTTTCAAAAACAACCATGCTGTTATAAAACATAACTGCATTCAATCCTTTGTATGTTTCCAACACTTCAAGCATCATTGGTTCACCTTGAAAGTGTTGCTGATTAACAATATCAGATACTCGTTTAGCATGTTCCAAGAATGTATTAGCACCACGGAATGTTCCACCCCAAGGTTGTGGCCAATAGCTAGTATGTGTATCCTCACAGATAAACACACCACCATCAGTTACATGCGGAAATACAGAATTGATTGTGGTAATTTGATGATGCATTACATGTGAACCGTCATCGATAACAATATCAAATTTATCTTGCTTTGATAGAAATTCTTTCCAGAATTCGGGATTGCCCTGATCACCCATGACGACTTTACCATCACCATTGAATTCATACTTCAAACATTCTTCGTTGATATCAACACCAGTTACAGATGTACCTTCACCGAAGTATTTCAACCACATTTCAATAGAGCCACCACCAAGTACACCAATCTCTAAGATGCGTGGTGCTTTACCAACAAACTTGCTAAGATGTCGTTCATACACATCAAAGTAACCAGACCATTTTGTTGATGGCTTATCGAGTTCCCAGAATAGTTCTTTAATTTTATTTGTCATCGTATTTTTCCTCAAGTATCTTACGCCATTCTGGCACTCTATCATATTGATGCACAATCACATACTCTTTACCTTCAGAGGTTACTACCTTATCACCTTCAAGCTTTGGTGATGGTTCCAAGAGAAAAGGCCTAAACGATTCAACTTTACTTGGATCAGCAGTTGTTCCTAGTTGACAAGCCCAACCATCTTCTGATTTCATATACTTACTTGATTTCAAATATGGATGACGAGAGATCAACACATTGAATGTTGATTGATCTGTAATTGGAATAGGACGACTTAATGATGCCGAAAAGATATTCATTGCTAGATCACGCATAGCAAATCCACGACCAGCCAGTACACCAACATTAAAGATAGTATTATTTTTGAATTCTTCATAGATCATAGGACCATAGGTTTCTTGTAAGTTTTGTTTACCCCATGGTTCATCTTTATATTTGATACTTTCAGATGAGAATACCAAATCTTCACTTTCTGGAAGATATTGTTCAAGCCATTCGGAAGGATTCTGTTGAAAAACTACATCTTTAACATCTGTAGTGATTACATAACGATAGTCTTTTTGTTTGAGTAAATTGTAGATATGAATGAAACGTTCTACGTGAACCATCATTGGTGAATCATATACTAGATTACCGTTGGCATCTTGATTGAATGCTATGACATTGAAACCGTTCTCACCGACTTTTTTCATAGTCTGTGCATCACAGTTCATTAGAATTAAATACTTGTCACCTGTAAATGATGTACGATTAATAGAATTAATCCAGTACTTTAACTTCGACCAATCATAATTAGTCGAACAACCTATCAACAAATCCTTCATAATATCTCCACTTATTTTACATATTTTTTAAATGTCTTTAAACTCTGTCCAGGAGTGTCTTTTATATAGTTAGATACAAGTTCTGGTCTACCCCATTCACCCGCACCAGCTTTTGATACGAATTCTTGTTCTTCTTTAATAGTCGTTATCGAACCATTCTCATGTGCTAGATATGCAGAAAAAGTTACATTCGGATATTCTTTCTTTAAAGCAATGAAAGCTGTTAAATTACTCATAGCATCATCAAACAAACGAACACGACTAAACTTTCCTTGATCAAGATATCTACGAATGATCCTCATCTTGTTTTCTGCACTAGGATTATTACCTAGATTGCCTGCACGTTCAACATAAACATTATCAATGTCAACACCATATTTGCGGAAAGTATCTAAAAATAATTTCTTATTATCAAAGTCAGCACGTGCAGTAATAATTATAACACGACTATTAGGTTTATTCATCACATTTTTAAGGATAGCTTTAAATTTTGCCATCATGCGTGGAATAACTTTAGATTCTTTATTAAACTTCTCGGCAGATTTAAATTGACCAAAATCAAATTCTTCACCGGCTTTTAACTTATATGTATTATATTCTTGATTACTCAGTTCTTTAACTGTCTTACCGTTCTTTGTTACTGAAATTTTGGCAGTAGTTTGAAATAAGGTTTCATCGATATCAAAGATGGTTAGACCACCACCTTCGTCTTTACTTTCAGTTAAAAAGTTTTGAAAATTTTGCATATTAACCACGTGTTAAGTTGAGAATTTTTTGTATCTGAGTTTCAACTAATTGCTTACGACCAGGCCAGTAGATATATTCTTTGTCAGCAGTTTTTAATAATTTAGTAAAGAACGGCAATACTAATTTTTCCACTTCTGCCAATCGTGCTTTATATTCTTCAGCAGTATCGGCAGTTTCTGTAATTACTTTATTATAATCCGCTTCAGATACAGCAGAGAATCCAAAATCATCTTCACCATACTCTGCTAAAATTTTTGTTAGATCAAATTTTTCCATTAGCTACTCCAATTTTTTGCAGCATTAAAGTTTGTTTGACTGAATTCTAATCGATCAACCAATTTAAGTGCATTACCTTTTATCTTATCTACTGCAACAAATCCTTCGGGTGCAGTAATTCTGAAACCATTTTCAGTTCTAACGAATGTGCCAATTGAACGAATAGTTTCCAATTTACGAATAATCATCAACTTTGCTTTGACAATTAAATTCATTAAATCGAATAACTTTTTTAAATCAGCAGCATTAGTACGATAGAAACGCATTAATTCACTTTTCTCTTTAATGCGTTTTTCTTTTGTGTCAAGCTTCTTTGCTGCCAAAATTTCTTTGTTTAGTTTATCCTCAACATATTTTATTAGTTCTAATGTATGTGCTTTCGTATCTCTAATCTCTTGACCAGCACGAACTTTTGTGTTGTTGAATGTTTTTATTTGGCTTAAATATGTATCATTAGCAGCTATACGGTTCATTAATAACGCAGGAATGCTAGTAAACAATCTACCAGCTTCAGATAATATTTCAGTTAATTGTTTTGTTTCTTGTTCAGTGAAAGTGGCAGAGCCAGAAGCATCAGTAAAAGATGCATCACGAAACCAAACATCTTTTGTTGTAGTTAGATGACCAATATCGATATTGAATGATGCTTTCATATCTTCAATTGTTTTGCCAGTATATGAAGTATGAAACACTACACCAAGTTGTGCAGCTTGCATCATCTTTGCTAATTTAGAATCTGCAGGAACAGCATACACAATTGTGTTTGGTTGAAATATAACATAATTTTCACCATCAATGTTTTCGACTTTTAAATCATTTTTAGTGAACATCATATCACCTTGCAGTATACCTTTGATGTTTAACTTTGCAAGATACGCAAGTGCAAGTTTTAACTTATCATTCAGTCCTTCACCGGGATGATTTTCATCAATGTCCTTATCTGTATAATTTAATTTTGCATTCTTATTGAACACCGATTTTGTTCCAACAAAGAATTTACCATTCTCTGGATTAATACCCGCAAAAATGGCAGGCGATCCATCCCATTTTGTCGTAACGTTTACTTTGCTGCCAGCATGTCCTGCCAACATATCTCGAAGTGAACGCAGAAAGTTAATCGATTCACGTGCGCCATTGACACCACCATTCAAAACATTATCTTCCAAATGTTCTAGATGAACGTTCTTGCCTTCTTTTCCTTCTGTTAAAAATTCTGAGAAATTCATTTTGTCATATTGATAAGAGGTTATATTTCTATAGATTTCCTAAATCTTTTGCACTGACATTACCAAAAAGTTTCAAAAAATCCCCAGGCTTATCTAATGAATAAGGAGATTGTATTTTTGTTTTACTATCAAGTCTTCCTTGTGCTCTAATATTTCCACTAGCAACATCAACACCTAATGTTTTGTCCATCTTAGAGCCTGCTCTACCTAAGCGCAATTCAATAGCCATAGCAATTTTTAGTTGTGGTATAGGAAGATTTAGTGGATTTTTTTTGAGATAAAAAAGACCCGCTCCACCTATCTGAATATAATAGCACTTCTTTTTATTATAGTGATCGTGTAGAAATGCATATGGAACTTGCATCTTAGCATTTAATGGAACAAGAAATTTTTCTCTCGTTAATTCTTCCCACATGGTTTTAGTTGCTTTAAGAGGCAAACCTTTTACACCTTCAGTCAACAACTTAGCATCATTTTTCTTAACATAATTTAAAAGTTTATCTAAGTCTTTTTGTTTATCACTTAATACTTCTTTCAATTTTGCATCAATTGCGGGATCAATAACTGTTTTAGCAGATAAGCTATACTTTTTTGTTTTTATGTCATAGTTATATGAACCACCGCCCATTTGTGCTTTATTATCTTGTTTAATTTCAATGTTTATCTGATACCCATCCATCAGCAAAACCAAATCTGGTTCAGTGGCAGCAAAAGCCGCAGTTGATGATCCTTCTTTCAGCTTTATGCTTTTCATTTTTTTAATTTGAGGTTTGATTGTTCTGAGAACTTCATTCTCATATTCAACACCTCCAGAGCCCACTGACATACAGATATCCTTCTAAACTTGTATTTATGCTTTCTAAGTATAATGTAAGTAGCCACCAATAATATACTTTGGACCACTGATTGGAGGCAGTGCTACGTGAGGATGCGTCCACATCGGTGGAAACATAAGCAAACGCCCAGTTTGAGGCTGCACTTTCACTTCAATTTCATGTTGACGATTCAACTGAAAACATGTTTCCCCACCTTCTTCGACAGTATTTAAGTACCAAAAATAGACTAAAAATCTACGTGCGGATGCATAATCTTGCACATCAACATGAAACTTAAATTCATCTTCCGTTCCTGGCAGATATCGTTTTATGCGGAATTGCTCATATCCCAATTGTGTGGGCCAAGATAGATCATCAATACCAAAATCTTCTTTATATTTTCCGAGCTGTTCTTGCATGACATCAAGTAATTTGTGCATCACTTGACTCCAATTAACATGCTTATTAATATTAATTTCAGTAAAAGAACGATGATCCTTCAAATAAGTTTTTTCTTGTTGAAGAGGATTATTCTCAAACTTTTCGATTATTTCCTGACAAAATCTTGCAGGTAAAACATTGTCGTAATATTTAATATAACTCATACTTTAAATCCTTGAAATTTATTTTGAAATTTGGATTGTCTCTCACGATTACCAAATGTATTTAATGGCTTATCATCTACTTGTCCAGCATCAACTAAATCATCTTGTGCAGATTGTTCAACATCATACAACTTCATCTTAGCCCGGTCAATACCGACAACGAATCTCTTGTAATTATTTGGATCACCATACCGATTCTTCAACTGCTTGACCATAATCTGATTTAACTGTTCTAATTCTTCAGTAGAGATCAGAGCAAACATAAAGTCAGCAGTTGCAGGTAAACCAAACGATTCTGATGTATCTTCAAGACCGGGATCGGAACTAGTATAACCAGATCGAGTTGTTTGTGTAGCAGATACGACAGGCAAATTAAACTCAACAGCTAGACCACGAAGTTCTTCTGCAATAGCTTTTATATAACTATATGAATTAACATTTGCTCCAGGTTTAATACGTGCAGAAGAACAGATATTCAAATAATCAATAAAGATTATATCAGGAATAAAATTCTTTTTCAACTGCAATTCATTAAGTAACGCACGAAAATGCAATGTAGAAGCCGATGCAGTTGGATACTCTTTGATAATCAATTTACCTTGTGTCTTTGATCGTAAAGCTTCAAACTTTCGTTCATAGTCTTTCTTACCAATCATTTGCAAATCATTCATATCTAGATTCAAAAGATTTGCATCGATACGTTCAGCAATACGTTCTTCAGCCATCTCCATCGTAATATAAAGAACATTCTTACCTTCAGACAAACAACCTGCTGCAACGTGACACATGAATAATGATTTACCAACGCCAGTACCAGCCAAACATATATTCAACGTTTTAGTTGGTAGACCACCTTTAGTTATCTTATTGAATAGATCAAGATCAAATTTTACACGTGATTCTTGTTTATGATAGAAATCATATCGAGCATCATAATCGTTTATGTAATCATGGCCAACGGCAGTATCGAATGACACCCCGAGAGCATCACTCAATAGTTTGGGTATCGAACCTTTTGATTGTGATTCTTTCTTGTTATCTAGAATCTGTACGGATTCCATAATAGCATTGTAGATTGCTTTGTCTTGACAAAACTTTTCAGTTTGAACTAAAAGCCAAGCTTGATCAGTGGGTTCATCTTTGATAGAATTAATTTTACGAATCATTTCAACTGCATCACGAACTTCAGATTCGGTACGATTTTTTGATTCTGTAAAATTAATTACAAGTGCTTCATAGGTAGGAAGATTTTTGTATTCATTAATAAAAGTTGCAACTTCGTCAAAAACAACTCTTTCAGTTTTATCTGAAAAATATTCTGATTTGATAAATGGTATAGTTTTACGAGCAAACTCATCATTATATATCAAGTTCTTCAGAATCGTTTCTTCCAGTCTTTTCATAATTTACTTTTGCAGTTAAAATTTCTGTTAATATCTCACCCATAATTGTATGAAAATCTGGGTCACTTGTCAAGCTTTCTACATCATGTTCCTGAGCATCAATGATAGAAAAGCCAAATTGCAATCTAGCAACTTCACCTTCTTCGTGTATTTTAGCTTTGTGATAGTGATATAAAACTCCTTTGTAGAAGCCAGTCAGAAGTCTTATACCATCAATAGTACCATCTGGTGATGGTTCAAGTTTGTAATCTACATTAAGTTTCATCTGCGGTTTCTTCTTCCAGAACTGCATTTTCTCCCATAATGTTTCCATAAGTAATCTCATATTTCTTCCTTACAAATTCTTTAAACTCTTCACTTGATAAAATATTTTTCCAGAACTCTTCTGTTTGCGTTGCAGGAAAACGAACTTTGGCAGATTCGATTTCGCCTGTCGAACGATCAATCTTTGAATACCAACCAGGAGATGGTTTAGCAACAAACTTACCTTCGATTGCAATGTCAAGTAGACCTGAATATTTTTGAATGCCGCCTTCAAATGCAACAGAGATAGGTATCTTTGATTTTTCTTTAACGTAGCGTGATTTCTCAACATTAATAATAAAATTATAACCAGTTAATTCTGTTCCATCTTTTTCTTGTTGACGGCCAATGATGAAAATATTATCAGCAGAGTAATAAGAACCTGTACCGCCACCAACAACATCTTTAGCATACAATTCCATAGTTTTGTATGTGTGATTAACAACAATCATTGGAATATCTTTAAGTGACAAGTGAGGAGTAACCATACGGAATAAACTCTTAACTTGTTTTGCACGTGACATATCAGCTACAGATTTACCTTCAAGTGCATCTTCAACTTCTTTTTTTGAAGCCAAGTTACCAATCGAATCTAATACAATGATCAACTTATCATTACGTTCGATACCTTGAAGTTGTTGCATGATATCGAATTTTAATTGTTCAATATCAGTCAACGGAGTATGAATAACACGTTCCATATCAATTTCAAAAGTTTCAAAGTATTTGATTGGGGTGCCAAACTCAGAATCATAGAAAAGCATAACTGAGTCTGGATATTTGTCCATGTAAGACTTTGCCATTAGCAAAGAGAATGCCGTTTTAAAATGTTTAGAAGGACCAGCCCACATTGTTAAACCTGGTGTAAGCCCACCGTCCAATTTGCCAGATAGTGCCACATTAATCATAGGCACGCCAGTGGTAATCATATCTTTCTGATTGAAGAACTTCGACTTAGATAGTATCGAGCTATCTTTAATAGTAGAATTCTTTTTTATTTTATCTAGTAAACTCATTAAAACGAACCTCCGTCAAGTGTGGTAATTTTTGATTTGTGTATTACTTTATGCCCATCTTCTACAAACGATTCTAAACTAGGACTGGGTGGTGTGTCAATCTTTTTCTTCCTGTTTACCTTTTTAATCTCAACAGGATTATCTCTTGCTTGTTTATATCGTATAAACGTTTGGTTAGCTGCAATCAACAGAAGTATTGCTAAAGGATCAAATACAATGATGATTGTGAATATTACGACTCTTACTGCTTTATCTATGAATCCTGTGTCACTTTTTTCATATAACAATTCGGCTATGTAACGAATAGGACCAACTTCTGCCATTAGCTTGTTTTCAGTTTTCATTAAAGGTAATTTTTGTTGACTAATTACTTTTAATTCTGCTTGAACGTCTTGAATTTGTTTATCGATCTTCTTTGATGCAGCTTCAGGATCACCAGCACGTTTGAGTAGGTATTCTAATCGATCTTTAGCAATAGTTTCTTGTTGATTCAATGCTTGAAGTTGCACTGAATTGTCACCGACTTCAACACTACTTTCAATATGTGCTCTTGAAAGATAACCGAAAATACCCATAGAGGTAATTGTCATCAATATAAAAATTGCTAATAAAAAATAGTAACGCATAAAATGCACAGTATGATCCCAATTGTTATAGAGCCAAGATACTGTTACTAATTTACTTGCTTCTAATATTGTACCCATGATGATAATAGGCCAATAAGAGCCTGGAAATATCTGAGCAAGACCTACAACAGAATAGTATGCAGCCATTGCTGACAATGCAATAGCTGTTAAAAAAGGTAAAATGAAGTTTAACATATTAGGGATTATTCTTTGAGTGTGGAACATCAAAAACTAATGTAATGCGTTCATTGTCTCCGACATTCTCTGCTTCGTGATTAAGTTTGTTAGCAAACCAAAATAAAGTTCCTGGTTCAATAATTGCAGTTTCATCTCCAACAGTATAACGATATCGTCCTTGAATTGAAAGGTGGTAACGATCTTTAGTAAGATAATATTTACCAAAGTCAATATGACTTCCCACTTTACCACCGGGAGGTAAAGAAAGAAATCCACAACGTTTAAAATCTTTAAAATGTCGCTTCAAAAATTTTATAGCTTCTGTGTGACGATGATATGCAGGTGCTGCCATACAACCTTCACTATCAAATACATATTCGTCAGGTGTGCTTATCGTTCCTATAACTAGTTGCAATACACCACTCTGACTAAGATAAACTTTATCGTCAAGAACTGATGCATTTTCAAGATTCTTTTGATAGTTCCAATCTTCGGGGTACTGCTGCAACTGTTTCAGAATTTTATTTACATTAATACCAGTTTTAATTATGCGTATGTTTTTCATCCAAAGAAACTCTCCAAACTAAATTTCTTTTCTGCTTCCCATTTCATACAATCAAGAACAACTTTAACTGGTTCAAGAAAAGATTTTTGAAATTGTAATTCATAATCAATATATTCTTGCATTTCAAATTCTTTTGGTAATCTATTAGGAAAAGATATCACCGTATCTTTTAGAGGATTAGGTGACTTTAACCAAACGAATTTAACTTTCTCACCATTTTGAATCAAAGGATACTTCTTACTAAGATTCTTTTGTTTGAGATACATGTTATATATGATAGCACCCTTAACATGAATAGGTGTACCTTTCTTATACAATGATACAGAATCAGCATACTCATTCAAGCCGTTAAGACCTCGTGGAAAAGATATATCTTCTACGGGTAATGTTTTAAATTCTTCACGGAAGTTTAAAATAAACTCTTGCACATCTTCTTCAGTGCCACTCATCATCAATTGAATAACTTCTTTCATCTTTACACGAACAGCAGATGGTGTCGATGATTTGACCATCTCTAAGCCCATGACTTTCATCTTAGGTTCGTTATACTGAACACCTTCATTGTTATAAACATTTAGAATGTAACGTTTCTTTGCAGTCCAGATACCTTTATCTGCAAGAGCCTCACGTTTCATTTGCATTTTTTGTTGATAACCGTGAACATAATCAGAAAGTTCTTGATAACTATCATCAATATAAGGTTGTATTTTATCTTCACAGATTTTATCCATGAAGGAGATAACTTTCTGAGCATTCGATGTCTCTTTAAAGACAGAATGAACCAGTGGACCAAGGTTGAGATAAATCGAATCTGTATCTGAGGCAATAACATAATCTTTTTCCGTCTTTAAAACTTTGTTCATATAATTATTCAATTTATTCTCAATCCAACGAATAGATAATTGACCAGCTTGTGTAACAGCTAGTGCCATACGCAAATCATAGAAACGAAAATACTGTGAACCCATTGCACCATATGCAGAGTTCAACGAAACTTTTTTGGCTAATTGAAGATTATTATATCTAGCAATCAATTTTACTAGGTCTTTCTTCCGACGGGAATCTGTTTCATTTTCATAGTCTTGCTGTGATTTCAGCATCAAATTCTTAAACTTTTTACGATCTTGATACATCTCTTCCATCATGGTAGGAAGAAAGCCTTGTTTATTAGTTCTAAAGAATTGTCCGTTAGGAGTTATTGTAGCACCTTTCAAGTTATCAGTATCAAGTTTTTTATGCAAAAGCTTTTCTACAGATACACCATCTTGCAAAATGTTTATCATATCTTGAGTGTAATCATCATACTCAATTAATGTTTCGGGAGAAATATTATACTGAATAATCAAATGTGGATATAGGCTATTCAAGTCGAATGATGCAACCCAATCATGCTTACCAACTTGTGGTTCTTTGACATATGCACCTTCAAATGCAGCATCTTTCCTCTGTACTTCTCTAGGAGGAATAATAATATTTTTAGCCAACAGATTATTATAGATCAATGCATCCCACATACGTGTTTGTGCAAACACATCTTCAAAGTTTGTTTTGGTGTCATAAGCCAAAGTCAGTGCAAGCTCGATAAGCTTTAGTTTATCTTCAAGCTTTAGAATCAAATCAACGTCTTTAATATTATAGTCAATAAACTTTTGATAGTTCAATCTATAGAGTTGATTCAGATTGTCATACTCATCATATGATATTTTGCTTTCACCAAGTTCAACATTAGCAATAGCATCAAGTCGATACGATTCTTGTGAGTTACCACCAGGTGCATACCAACGATATAGTTCTAGATAATCGATTGATGAAACGCCAACAATATCATGAACAGTTTGCTTTTTGCCTTTGAAGGTAGCTTCACGTTGATAGATCATATTCCATGGTGATAATTTTTTTGTTTCTTCTTCACCAAGAAGTCTATTGAATCTATTAACCAGATAAGGAATATCAAAGAATTTTGTGTTCCAACCAGTTACGATATCGGGTTGATCTTTTGACCAGTCATCCAAAAATCTTTTACACAGATCGTGTTCATCACGACATTGTATGTACTTTACTTTCTCATTATCATTTTTATACTCACCACAACCATATACAGTTATCCCACCACCTAGTCTACGAATAGCTATAGCTGTGATTGGTTCTGAAGCATGTTCAGGAAGAGGAAATCCATTCTCTGAACCAACCTCAATGTCAATGATTGCAATATACAGATCAGATATATCCCATTCTACTAAACCTTTCTGGGTATCTGCAATATAAGCATATTCATAACGAGTGTTACCAAAGATTTTAAAATTAGAAACATCCTCATACTTCTTAACAAAGTCTCGTGTCTCTTTGATACCATCAAAATGAATTGGCTCTAGATTATGACCATCTAGAGTTTTCCATTCTGTATTTTTCTTCGAGGCCAAATATAAAGTCGGAGTGTAAGGAATCTTCTCCTTTACTCTCCGACCTTTACTTATACCACGAGCAAGAATATGATTATTGTAAACTGCAACGTGAGTATAATAATTCATTATAGCTGAAAGCCCTTAGGTGCAAGTTGAATACCCGAACCAAACGTTTGATTGTATTGATTCAGTAATTCAAGAACTGGTGTACTAATAACAAGAACTTCTTCAGCAGGTATCTCAATACCTGTAGAAAATTCTTCACAGAACATTAAATAAGGAGCAAATGCAATTCCGCCAGGATCATTTTGACTACGAGGAGGAACTGTCATTACTTGTACAGGTTGTTTAATTTTAATTTTACCTGTCAGAGATGGTGTCTCATCAACATCACCCATAATAGTTTGATGTGTTTTAAATGTTATTAACTTAATAGTCATGCTGTCACTTTCATATCAGATTCAAGAACATCTAGTGTAACCCATTTTTTAGGAAATAGCATCTCCCGACCACGAAAATTTGCCATATCATAATTAGGATCATCCACTAGGCCGATTAACTCCACTTTATTATCAAACTCACGAAGGAACAGATCATATCTATAGGCTTTATATTTCTTTTCACCAAGTTGTTTGGCAAGTTTGATTACATTGTCAACCATAGTATTTCCTCAAAAATATTAAAAATCAAAAACAACTCATAACAACAATACAAGTATAACTTAATTAAGTAAAAAGTGCAAGGAACTATTTTGTTTTATCCGCTAATTGTTTATAGCCTTGATAAGATGGATGTATTTTATCCGATTGAAGATTCGTAATTTCTATTACGGTATCATTGTGTTCGTTTGCTATTTCACGAACAATTTTTTGAATGTGTGGTTTGATTGCGGGTAGAATCCAAAAGACACGGCTGCCTTTTACTTTGGCTCGTGTCTTTTGTAATTCCTCACGTGTTTTCATATGCTTTAGATCGTTTGATCCTAATGATATAATTACCGTTTGTGCAGTAAGATCATTCATCAGATAGTCATGATTCCACTGAGAAGTGTTCCAACCACTCTTGGCATAGGCAACACATTCTTTACGAAAATGATGTGTGCCTACACCAATACTATCACCGATAATTAAACATTCTAGCATTATAACACTTTTAGATTATTTTCGTAATGGGATTTACGTTCAGCTAAACCAATAGTACCACCATTGATTACTCTAGTTGCTCTGTCCATATCCCTTGTATCTGAGATAGCATTTAGATTGTTTTTCTTCCAGAACCAGCAAGCACTTTCAACAGCACCTTCTAGTGTGTCTAGATATTCAATGGTTTCATTTAGATTTTTACCTACAACTCTAGAGAATGCGGTATAGTTATCTTTACCCGTCAACTGAATTGCACCACGACCACGATACTTCCAACCATCACCAGAAGCTTCAGGACCATTACCCATACGGTCTCCATAAACTTTATTGGCAATTTTTTCTGGATTACGTTCATATGGTTTAGCGGCCTCTTCAGAGATAAAACGTTTGGGCCACGTTGCATTCAGACCTTTAGCTGAGTAGTTTAAATTTTCTTTAAGCTTGGTGAAGTCTACACTCTCATGACCACATTGTGCTAAGAATGCAGCAACACGATCTTTAGTATTGATATCATATTTGGGTAATAGTTTTTCCAAAACTACAAAAAGTTCATCACAATTTTTATTGTTAGTTAAACATTTTTTTAGTTTATCTGCCGTAAATTCAAAATTAAATGACATCTCTGTCTCCTAAATTACACATGATGTACATTTACTCCACATTTGTTTAAAAAATTAACTCCATCGTCACTACGATATTTATTTTTGTAGTACACGTTTGTTATCCCTGATTGATGTATTAACTTAGCACAATCTAAGCAAGGCGCATGTGTTACAAACAATGCAGCATCTTTACTTGAATTTGTAGATTGAGAAACTTTTGCTATAGCATTAGTCTCAGCATGAAGCACTTCTGGTCTGCTTTTTGTTTTCGTCCAACCTTGAGCAGTTTCAACATAACCTAATTGTATTAAAGATTCTACTCTATAGTGATTATCTATGTCATCATGCTCAATAAAAAATACATCTTCACATTGATTATCCCAACCTGATGGCATACCATTGTAACCGATACCAATAACAGTATTATCTTTTACAATGACACAACCAACTTTTAATCTAGTGGCACTTGAAAGATCAGCGTAAACTTCTGCTGCTTTCATATGTGCATGAATGAATTTATCTTTCATTCTGCATCATGCTTTTTCTTGCCTTCTTTCCAATCAATCTTTGGAGTAAGAAGTGCTTTAATAATTTCTTCTTTATATAAAGCTTTTCTACCATCAGACATGGTAGCTAATGTTCGTTTTACTTGCTTAGGCATTTTAAAAGAATCAGTTTTTTTCATAATCATATCACCTTTGTTTAAACAGAATGGGGCAAAAGCCCCATCCTTTATGCAGCCACTTTTTCTTCTTGTAGAAGTTGTGGTTTGAAGTTTTTAAGTTCTTTACCAATTTCAATCTTACGTGGCTTTTTACTTTCTGGAATAATATTTTCCAAACCAATACGTAAGATACCATCATTAAATTCGGCACCATGAACTACAATCGTCTCAGCAATTGTAATTTCTTTGGTAAAAGAACGAGTACCAATTCCACGATGTAAATATGTAATATTAGGCTTCTCAGATTTTTCACCTTTGATTGTCAAAGTGTTTTCTTGAACCTGAATATCAATCTCATCTTTACTAAACCCAGCTACGGCAAGTTCTACCACATACTTATTCTCATCAGCTTTGATGATGTTATGTGGAGGAAACGAAGTAATTGGTTTATCAGAATTGATAATTGTTTCAACATCACGAATAAAATTTTCAAAACCCAAAGTATGATGTAACATCATTGGGCCAAGGCGACCAGTAATAGTCATAGTTTTTCTCCTATTAAGCAAGTTTAAAATTTACGTGACCCCGAAGGCATCACGACTTTCTAGTAACCTCAAATGCAGTTCGGTTAACTAGATAAGTTCTATTGGGATTTGTTTCGTGAAATACACGAATAAATTCATTCGCACCCTCACGAATCACGTCCTCATAATTCCGTGTGTACACTTCTTCTTTGGTGTACTTGTTTATCAGTTTTACTGGTTTTATTTTCACTTGTGTCATTATAAGTTACCATATTAATAGTCTATCTTTTTCTTACCTATATTATATTTAGCAATTAACTCCCAATCATCTTTTTCTTTAAAGGATATAATCTTTATTTGATGAATAGGCGCAATATTATCTTCCATAATCTTAGGATTGATAATAGTTAATAGGCCCCACTCTTCCAATAAAACGGCAATTGCATTACGTCTTTGTATATCATTCTCAGAAATATTTGATGGCTTTCCATCTAAAGCAAAAAGTTCTTTGAAATGTACTAGATAATATCTACCCTGCTTATGCAAGATATGACAAGACTGATACAATACTTTTTCTTTCCTAGATGAAACCCCGATTCGAGTTAATGTCTCTCGTACCTTTAAAAAATCGTCTTGCTCGTTGAGTTCGACCTCAACAAACTTTGATAAATCAACCATATCATTTTCCCAATCCACCTGTGACGGTTTGTTCTTTTATTTGTTGGATTTGTTCGGTGCTCAGTAGTCGCAAAGCTTCACGTGCTTTGCTATCTGAAAATTGATAGACTTGCTTTAAACATTCTATATCTTCACTTTTTTCAGATTTAGCCCACTTCACACGAGGTCGTTTTTTTGACCTAACTGTATTTAGTAAAAAGTCATTTTGCAGTTTTTTATCGATAAAATGCCTTCGATTCATCTCACTAGCAAAAGCTATACAGTCATAATGATAAGATAGTGCTCGATTTACCATAAAAGGAACATACTCTTTTTCGGTAATATTGTCTACAATTAGATTCTTCTTTCCTTGCAGAATCTCGTTTACATAGTCAAAAGGTGTCATATTAATATTTAGAAACCGTGTATTTTTTAAGTTGTTCGATATGTTGATCTGTCAATTTTTCGACAGGTTCTAAAGCATCCTGCTCTATATCTATCAACACCATAGTTCGACCATCTTTAGTTTTTCTCGTTCTTGTTTTGAATTGTTGGGGATCAGCTTTGAATATCCATCCTTCCCATTTAAAAGATTTAGAGGGAGCAGGAACACAAACAAAATATAAGTAATCAACACTTCGACATTTAGGTAATTGATTTTCTTTAATTGTAAATGCTCTTTCCATAATAAATGGAACTTGAGTTTTCACTTCAACAGTTTTACCATCAGCAATTAAGTCTTTATATCTATCATAAGGATCAATTGACTCCTCTACAGTTAGGCCTTGTTTGCTCAAATGGTTTACGATAATCTTTTCACCCATACGACCAAGTGCATCCATTTTTTGAGTGTGATCCATCATTTGAAATCTCCACTTGCCATGATCTCAGTCAGACACGCAACCATATTGATCTCTTGATCAGCAACGAATGCTTGTTTGTATTGATAGTCAGCAAGAATCAAAACGATTTGTGGAATGCTTTGTGGTTTTAGATTATCATACAAGCCATCATATATCTTACGGAATAAAGTTGTCGCATCAATCTCACAGGTTGCAACCCATTTACGAACAGAAGCAAAATCTTTTTGTTTTAAAAATTTAATTACTTCGTTTATTGATACGTCACCAATCTGTGTAAGAATACCAACATCAATTTTACCCATCTGTGAGTAACGTTGAAGTTCATTTAATACACGACGGAAGTCGGGAAAATGTTTCTTGATAACTTCAGCTACTACCTTAGCATCAGAATCTACATTCTCATCTTTAAGAATTTGACTTACTCGTTTGAAGAAAAGAGATGCCATTTCAATCTTTTCTTCAGACCTTAAATTAAAATCAATAACAGCACAACGAGAATGAAGTGCTTCCATTATCTTTGATTTGTAATTACACGTAAAGATGAATGAACAATTAGTTTCAAATTCTTCTATTGCATTACGGAGAATAGCTTGTGCATTAGGAGTTAGGTAATCAGCCTCATCGATGATGATAACTTTACGCCCACCTGCAAATGACATTGAAGATGCATAGTTCTTTATCTTGTATCGAATGGTATCGACACCATTCTCATCAGAACCATTCAGCACCATGTAATCGCAACCCACTTCTATACACATGGCTTTGGCCACGGTTGTCTTTCCAACACCCGGGCCGCCAGTCAATAGAAGATTTGGTATTGCTTTTTTGTTGACGTATTCCTGAAACGGAATTTTCATTCGTTCGGGAAGAATGCACGAATCTACTGTTTGTGGACGATACTTCTCTGTCCAAAGAAGATGTTCCATTGTAACCTTTCACATAAATCATAATAAAATATTATATCAAACTTCATTCAAACGTGCAACAGCTTCCATATATGCATCAGTCACTAGATAAGTTAAACCTGTAACGGTATAGATAGTAGTTACTGAACCCTCTAAGCTTGGTGTTTCAAAACATGATACGACATGTGATGGATTAATAGCTATCGATTTACCTTCGTAGCCATTAGTTGCATTAGTAAAATATTTAAGTGCCATTATTTTGCCTTATTAAATTTAGAGCCTGCTTCAGTTGTAATCCAATACTGAAGTTCGACTGCTTGATTTTTAAAATGAGCAACACCTTTTGATGAAATTTTTACATCGTAAGAGCCAGCAATCATTTTCATATTTTCTGTTTTAAAGATCATACGGTATGCATCACCATTTCCATCTGTAATTTCGAGTGAATCAGAGTGAGCAGAATCGTTCTGTAAGTCTAATGTAGTAACGAATACTTTTTTACCATCCGACTCAACTGCAATTTGTGGGGAAGATAAAACGTTAGCAGCACGTAGAATCCAGTCAAGATCATCAGCACCTAACGTAAAGTTAATCTCAGGATCAGGCATTGCAATATTTTTCTCTGGTGGGATCGTAATCATCGTTGGAGCACAGAAACGATATTTGATTTTGCTGCGACCTTTATAGCCAGAGATTAAAACATTATCTTTCTCGAATTCAAAAGAAGGTTCATCTTTGTGCAAAGATATAACTGAAAGAAAATTGTTCAAATCATAGATACCAAAGTCAGTTGGCATCTCTTCATCTACGGTTGCTTGCGCCATAATATTTTTATGGGGGGAAACTGTTCGAATCACTTTACCTTTTTTGAAAAGAATACCTTGATTAATCGAGGCAAAGTTTTTCAAAAGATTGATTGTATCACTTGTTAATTTCATTTAGAAACCTCATTATTTAATTGTTCACTAACAGAATATAGTATATCATGTTCATACAAAAACATCAAGCAGCAAAGTGCATGTGCTAGATGATTTCTGCCCGACTCTGGATCAATTTGTTCACCTTCTTTCCATGCCCATATATGTCTTTCTGCTGCATCGAAATATCGATTCATCGAATCAGGAACATGTTTCCAATTATCTGGTTCATATTTTTCAGCACCGAATGTCAATACATCAACAATAGCCTTAAGTGCTAATGGTGGTAAAAGACCATAACGTAATTTACCACCATCAAACTTACGACCACCAATTGTTGCAGTTTGAGATGCCTCGATAGCTTCTTTAATAGCATCTATAACAGCATCTCGACTCATTACAATTTACCAGTGTACTGAGCAACAGCAGGCATATTACCTGTAAATGCATACGTGCCGATATGTTGAGTACGCATCCAAGGACACAGATAAATCTGACCACCCATCTTACGCCACATCTGACAGAACATATAATCTTCACTTAGATAACGATCAGAGCCACCACCAGTAATGCTATTGGTAGTATCAATCACGGTATCAAAGTATGCATGAATATAACGTGAGCCATCAAAATTTGCTTGACCAACATGATCAGGCTTGTAACGAATATTAGGATATTCTTTAGCCATTTTCTCAAACACTTCACGTTTAATTAACATGAAGCCTGTACCAATTTCCATAACTTCGAGTGGGTCTGAAACTGAGAATTGTTGTGTTCCTTTGACTACGTTGAAAACGTATTCACCAACAAGGTTTTCCAATTCTTTAGGATTCAGATCGGGATGTTTACGTGCCGTATCAGCCACGTTACCCCAATTGATAGACTTCTTAGGATATGGACCACCGATAACATCTTTATCGAGTGCCATCAATGCAACAACATCTTGCGGACTGAAATGAATATCAGAATCGATAAACAATAAGTGTGTGTGATCTGTACGTAGAAATTCATCTACGAGATAGTTTCTGGCACGAGTGATGAGTGATTCATTGAACAAGAATGAAAATTTTGTTTCAATTCCATACTGCATCATCGTAGTTTGTAAGTCAAGGCAAGACTTAACATACAAGCCATGTGACATACCGCCATACATTGGTGTTGCCACAAATAGTTTGTGTTTTCTTAGTTCTTCTAAATTAACTTGAATGTTCATATTATATCCATAAAAAAGAGTGAAGATACTCTTATATATCTCCACTCACCCCATTTACTAAGGTAGTTTAGCAAAAAGCTTGCACGCCAAGGGTTGCATATGCCGCAGCAATCATAGCACGTGTTGGCTTACCTAAACGGTAAGTTGTAACGCCTTCTTTACGTTTGTTGGTATAGATGCTGTAACCCTTTGCACGGAGTTCAGCAATACGTGCGGACAAATTAGAAATGCCAAAACGTGTTAATGCGGTTGCTTCAGTTAAGTCTTTACCAGATTGAAAAAACTTGATCAGTTTTTCGTTTTGTGATACTGTTGCCATAAATGAAACTCCAATAATAAAAAATATGCCGCACTTTTCAAAACATCTGAGAGGCGGCACTTCTCTCTAGATACTGTTAATTATACAGTACTTAGATTATAAGTCAATGGTTTAACAGGCAAACCTGATTAAAATGTAATATCATCCGTTGACACTGGAGCTTCTGGAGCTTCGGCAGCAGTAACTTCATTTAGCTTTACACCAGCATCAATTTTTGAATACAAATCAAGAAAGGAAGCCTTAGTATCAGCATCAAAACGATTTAAGCAGTACTGAATTGCCTTAACTTTATCACCGAAGATACCGTAAGTTTTTGCAATATGAACCAAACGGCGGGTTGATATAACCTCATCACAACCACTATCAGCAAAAGTTTTACGAATTACTTCAGCCCACGATACAAGTTTGTCAGCAAATTCTGTATCGACCTTACCAGCATACTCTAATTCTTTTGCAATGATTTTTTTCTCGACACGTGCTGGTGGCCAATCTTGCTCAAACGTATTAGGAAAACGTTCTAAGAAAGCCTCGTTCAATACATTAGTAAACATAAAACGACCGTCATCAGAACCTTTACCTTTTGTATTAGCAGTGGCAAACACTGTAAAGCCTTCAGCAGGAACGACTAATTCATTTTTCTTTTTCAATAAGAAAGGCTTACCTTCAAACACACGTTGTAGTGCAGATAGATTAGCTGCACCATAGTCAATTTCATCAACACAAAGTACAGCACCTTGACGAGCAGCCACAGTAACAGGACCATCACGCCATTCCATCTGACCGTTAATCAAAACAAAGTTACCAAGAAGATCACCCTCATCGGTATCTGGTGTCATTGATACACAAACATATTTACGACCTAGCTTGGCACAAGCCTGCTCAATCGACATAGTTTTACCGTTACCAGATTGACCAGTCACAAATACTGGAAAGAATTTCTTAGAGGATATAATTGAAACGATATCGTCAAAGTTACCAAACGGAACGTAGTTAGGATATTTTGCTGGTACCAGATCGTTTAATTCAAGATCAGTAACCACATTTGAGATACGACTACCAGAGGAAGGCTCAACAGGTTTTGCTAACGGAATAACTTGTGCTGATAAATTAGGAATATCAGCAGAGACCGCATTAGAATTAGGTACACGATACATACCACGACCAACACGATTATTCTCATCTTTAGTAAACCACTGAGGACTTGCAAGCCCTAGTTGTGCTGCAATAGCTTTAGCCTCTTGGCGGCTTACTTCAGTCTTACCAGTAGCAATAAGAGCATTGAAAAACTTCTCACGATTCTCAGAACGACTCATAATATAAACTCCTCATCACAATATACACATATTATACCATTATACTGGTGGTTTGTCAAGGCAATTTCAGACCGTTGTTATTATGCAACATGTTTCTTTTTTAACAACAGTTTATGCTGCTATACCCTGAATAAACTTAGTAACCAGCACACGATTCACTTTACGGTCTTTAGAGTACTTCATAAAAGCTTTAGTCAAGCTTGTGGTAGTCACTTTGCCCGTCACTACAATTTCCTCATCCTCAACTGATAGATCATTACCATCTGGCAACATATAGAATGAATCGTAACCTGCATTTTTAGATTCAAGAAATTTTTCTTTTCTTAATTTTCTAGATGCCTCAGTGATTTTACTTTTCAATTCAAAGTATGCACCATGATTACTTTTAGTTGAGTTTTTCAAATTATCAATTTCAGGAGTAGAAAATCTACGATACAATGCATTCTTACCACGTGGACCTGCAGGTACTAAAAAGAAACCAAAGATTTTAACGCCAGTAGTTTTTGCTAACCATTCTGCAACCCCAACACGCAGGCCATCATCTTCAGATAAATCAACTTCAATTTGAATTTTACTTTTGCTATCTGATAAGATATTATTATCATAAGCACCTAACCATTTAGTTTTACCATCTAAATAAACGGTATTAACTTCATCAGCATCACCATCGTGAACAATGGCAAGATTCACAATATCAAGACCATTTGTTCTACGGAATTCATTGATAAGTGGTTGCAGTGCTACTAACGCCTCGGTCATTGGTGTGTTACTTAAACATTCTGAACGTGGACGTAGAAAATATCTTGCTGTTTCAAATGCACTCATAAGACAAACAAGATTTTTTACTGCATTTTGAAATTCAGCATTACCCATTCTTGAATTAATATATTCACGTAAGTACACATTACTAAATGTCAATTCGTTTTCATTTTGGCTGAAACATAAATCTTTATATGAAGATTCAGGATAATCAATATTACGTACTGCCGAAGCATTACCAAAACCATAAACAGTAAATGGTATATTAACTTTACGACAAAACATAGCTAAGATAAGAATCTGTTCAATTGACGAAGCCATATTTTGATTCATCGAACCAGATTTATCTAATAGCAACACTAAGCCATGTGATTTACCTTTAGGTATCTTAGCCATCTTACGGAAGATATTATCATCCGTTTGAAACTTATAAAGCTTAGATATATCGATATCACCAGAGGTAGATATTTTTACTTTTGAAAATTTATCTGCTGCTTTACGCATTTCAAATTCTTTTGCTAACATTGAAATAAAACGTTCATTCTTACGTTTAAATTCAACATACAATTCATTTGAATTTTTTGTATATGATTCTATACCAGATTGAGTAATTAACTCATTAGTTAAAATACTATTAACAACTTTTGCAGGAGTAATAATATTTTTTAAGTTAGGTGTTGGTAGCTTAATATAGTTATAATTGCGGCTAGATTTATCAACCAAACTTTGTTCATTCTTACGGAATTCATTATCAGTTTCACATACAGGATCAAAGTCCTCATCATAAGTATTAGATTGTTTGAAACGATTTATAGCATTAGATTCATCATCAGATTCATCACCATCATCACCATCATCAGAATCAGAATCACCATCTTCACCTTCATCATCAGATTCATCACCAGAATCTTTTGTTTTTTTATTTGCTTTCTCACCGTCATCGGCATCAGGATCTAGTTTACCTGACGATTCAGAATCAGCTTGACCTGTCTCACCGTCTTGATCTTGACCGTAATCAAAATCATTGTCATCACCATCATTGTCATTATCATTCATTTCACCATCAGAAAATTCATAGTTTTCTGGCAATTGACTTTGTTCCTGTTTTGAATATTCCCAAACCAATTCAGTAACATCTAAAGTATCTTGCCATGTTTCAATAGCTTTAACTTTTTCTAATAATACTTTTTCAGTATCATTAAATTCTACATCCAAAGTATAATCAGATTTAGTAAATAAGTTTAAACGATCAATAAACGGTAATACATTGACATCTTTATCTTTGATGCCGAAGAAATTACGTTTTAATAAATCGTCATAACCTAATACAAATGATTTACGTAAACCGGGATAACGGCGCTTGATACGTTTTTCGATACGTGCATCTTCAACGACATTCAAGAAGCCTTTGTAATTTTTACCACGAGTAGATACTGCATCATGCCAACCTTCGACAGGAGTATCATGTGCATGACCAACTTCATGACCCATCAAAAGATCATATAAAGGACCGTCCATCTTTTCCCAGATAGGGCAATATAATGTACGTGATTTAGGATCAAAAGCCGCAGTGGGAATCTTTTGATGTTGAATATTAATATTTTCTGTAGCCAGCAATTTAGCTAACTGAGATTTGGATTCGACTGAAAATAATGTATTAGTCATTTGATATGATCTCTATTAATGAACATTCAGTATATCAGCTTCTACCATGTTTGTCAAGTAGAAATCTAATTGTTGACGAACTGTTTCATTTTTAGCAATCTCATTTAAGATTGCAGGTAGACCGTGATATTGTATTGCAGCAATGACATCATTCACACATGTGTGAAAATGCATCTCTTGCTCATCTGATAACTGTTGCCAAATTGACATTTTACTCTCCTCATTCACCATACTTCTATTATCGCACAGAATGCGGTAAAAGTCAAGGGTTTTATGAGGAGATAAAAGTGTTTACTTTATAGCAATAAAAGCTGTAAATCCGTAGTTTTGCCAGAACGAATCTATTTTTTGGAAGGAGAAACCAGCCGTAGCACACTTGCTGATCAATTCATTGCGAGTATTTAGCTTCATCATGTGACGAAGTTGTTTTTCTTTGTTGAGAATATCTTCTGCGGTAAAATGCTCACGTTTGTAATCATAATATGTAAACGTTTTAATTTCTTGTATCTTAGAATATTCCGATACAGTTTTTTCTGCAAATATAAATGCACCGCCAGGATTTAATCCATCATAAATTTGACGAATAATATCTAGTCGTTGTACTTCAGGAATGAATTGTAAAGTGAATATTGATGTCACTAGAGAACAGTTATTAAATCTGAAGTCACGAACATCGCCACGATGATAAGACAAATAATCATATCTCTCTTCATCTTGATCATAAGTTTTATAAAAATCTTCTTCAACTTCAATACCAACGTATTGTGCATCAGGAGCAAATTTGTTTTGCTCTATCATTGCTTTCAATAGCTTACCAGTAGAACAACCAACGTCAACAACATCGGTATTATCTTCTACAAAGTATTCGGAATATTTTAATACATCATTCCATAGATTAGTATAACCACGAATCGAATGCTCGATGTGATTATCAAAACCTTCTTCTCTTTGTGCAAAAGTAAATTTTGTCATAACGATTCCTTGTATGGCTTCAATATTTTTTCATAAACGTTTGATGCTAATGCTGCCATCATCTTTGGTGCAACCATGCGACCAAGTCTTTCTGCTTGCTGATCAAATTTACCAGTGAGTTGATAATCATCTGGAATACTCATTAATACTTTCAATTCTTTAATTGTCAACTTACGATTCTTAGCATAATGAAATACACCACTCACACCTTTTTGTTGACCTGCTTGTGTCAATGTCGGTGATGGTAACTGTATAGCTGGTCGAATCATATTGAAACAAGAACCTTTGGGATTCTTATCACGAAACTCAGGATCAGATGGTTTAGTATGTCTAGTAGGATTGAATGGTAACAGTTCAACGAATTTCTTTTGAAATGAACCTTCAACAAAATCTAGCAACTCTTTCTCTTCTACAGGATCATTCTCAAGATGATCAATCGCATCTTTAATACCAATATGTTTTGGTGTAATGGGTTCAGGATACGTCATCGATGACATATTCAAAAAACTTAGACCGATTTTCTCAGCAACATCTTCTCGTACACAAACAAAGAATAAACGTTCACGTGCTTGTGGTACGCCATAATCAGCAGCATTCAATACATGATGAGTGACAAGATAACCTAGTTGTTCAAATGCATTTTGAAACTCAGTCAACTTCTTACGTGCTTCACCCATCGTAATACCTTTTACATTCTCAGCAATAATTACTTTGGGTTTAATTTCTTTAGCAATACGAATGTACTCAAAGAATAAATCTTCAATAGCTTCTACTACTTGATCATCGGAATACTTCTTGACACCTGACTTCACTTCAATACCACCAGACGATACAATCTCACCTGTATCAAAGTCAAAGTAACTTTCAGAATCGTATTTTGTTGCACCCTTCCAGTTCTTCTCACGTTTACCTGCTACAGAAAAAGCAGAGCACGGTGGTGATCCATCAAGTATATCTAATTCTCCAGGATTTAATTTTGCAGCATCAAGTAAATCCTGACCTGTTATCTTTTTGATGTCACCTGGAATAACTTTAGTGTCGGGAAAATTCATAGAATATGTTTTGATAGCTTCTTCTACAAATTCATTAATCGCAATTACTCTACCGCCAGCAAGTCGATAACCCGTAGAACTACCACCACCGCCAGCAAATGTACTGACAACGGTAAATAGATTACGTGACGATGACTTCTTTACATCATCAATCGAATAGTGTTCGTACTTGCTCATGCGTTTTCCAATCTCGGTATACATCTAACATACGTTTACGTTTCTTAAAGTTTATTATATCAGATTCTAACAGTTTTTCAAAGGCTTTGTCAACACTTGCTCCTAATTGGAGATTAATATGTGCTTTAGGTTTGCCTATTTGTTTAAACTCCGGGAATGCTTCCTGCACGTGATGTTTCTGATACGGTTTATTTAATTCGAACCAATCGTATTGTCGGAAGAAATCTGATACTGTTTGCTCAAGATATGGGGCAATAAAATATTTACCGTGATTCAAACTTAAAAATTGTTGCTGCAAAAGTCCTGCAGGATTGTCTTGCCCAAAATAATCTTCTCGGAAAGTATCAAATAAAGATTTTGGTTGTTTAAAATGCATACATGCTCGTTTCGATACACCGTAGTGCCCATCGGCAGCAATGCCAGATAGAATATATTTTTCTTCTATCTTAGGATAGATGTACATGAATGGATAAGTACATTCATAGTGAGTTTTCTTAACACACTTCCATCGATTCTTCAAAGTAAAAAAATCAGATTCAGATATCGTTGACGGCACAACTACTGTAGTACATTCCCATCCCATTTTAGTAGATGTGTCATTTGCTTTCTTAGCATCATAAGTTTCATTGCCTTCTAGATGAAATGTATACGCATGAACTTTTTTGCCTAGTCGATGAGCAGTAAGTGCCAACGACAAAGAATCAGTTCCACCAGAAAGTAAAACTGCAACTTCTTTATCAGGAACTTGTTCTCGAACAATTTCTTCTAGAATTTTATCGATCATTTTTTTCTACGTTTTACTGATTTAATGATTTTTGCTTGTCTCTTTTTTGCCATACGTAGTGCTAATGGTTTTATATAATCTACAAAACGAATGCCGTTCATATGATCGAGTTCATGCAAGTAGCAACGTGCAGTTACCCCATCAAGTTTGATTTGTTGTGTTTGACCGTTCTCATCTAAAAATTCTGCTATGATCCATTTTGGTCGAGGTATCTTCAAAAACAATCCTGGAAACGATAAGCATCCTTCTTCGGCAGATTCCATTTCTGTTTAGGCTTCAACTACTTTTGGATTGATACATACCAATTGAAAATCATCGGATCCAATTAAAAACACTCGTTCAAATACACCGCATTGATTTGCAGATAAACCTATACCTGCATATTTTCCAATCGCACCTTTCATTCTCTTAACTAAGGTATTCATAGGTTGATTAGGCAATGGTGTTGTATACTCTGGTATAACTTTAAACAACATTGGATGTGTTTCACCATAAATTGATAACGGCTCAACTTTTTCTTGATAAGTTAATCCTGCTGTAGTATCAATAGTTAAAAAATTACTCATTTTATTATCCTCGAAAAATTCTTTACTTTCTCAAAACGAATTGTGTTTGCAAATTTATCTTGCAGTATATCTCCTTTATGTGAGATAACAAACAAGTTTACATCATCAAGTGAATGTAAGATTTTCATTAGTTCTTCCGTTCCAGTCGTATCTAATGACGAATCAAATACTTCATCGAGAATCAATAAGTTAGTGCTTGATGAATTCTTTAACTTAGCTATTGCTCTCCAAGTCAACATCAATGCCATATCGATTCTCTGCTTCTCACCTTCAGAAAAATTGTGATAACTAAAGTCATCACGATGACGAGATTTAATTGTTTCTTTAAATGATTCATCAAGATTAAAGTTTACAAAAAAATCTAGTGAAGCCAAATACTTATTCACCATCTTATTAATGATAGGTAAATACTGTTTAATGATCTTTGTCTTAATGCCAGAGTCTTTTAATAAATTCGTGGCAACTTCATAATAAGATTTCTCATCAAGCAATTCTTTCAATTCTTCTTGTGCAGTTTTAATCTGCGTTTTAATAATAGTCAATTCATTCAGATCAGCATCTTCTTTTTCTGTAATACTTAAATCAGAAATTAATCCTTTTAATCGAGCAACATATAATCGTATGGCTTTAATTGATGCATTCTTAGTTGCAATCTCAACTTGAAAATTATGCATTTTACTTTGAAAGGTTTTGATCTTATTAAGTTTTATTTCTTTTTCATTCAACTTAATTTTCAAATCTTCCAATGCATCAATAAATTCTTTTTCTTTTATAGTCAGATCACCAAACTCTTTTTCTTTAAACTCTACTGGAATTGTTTGCTTGCATGTGCTGCAATTATCATTATGTTCATAGAAGTGTCGATCATTAGCAATCTTGGTTATCTTGCCTTCTATCTGAACTTCAATCTTTCTAATCTGTTTAATCTTTGCTTCGATATCTGGCATTTGAAGAACTATATTATTCAGACGAGTATTTTTCCATTCAAGAGTCTTTATTTCACTTTGCAATATTTCTGATTGAGTTTTATTAAGTTCCAATTCTTCTTGATATTCTTTTATCTTAGCATCATTATCTTGATTGAGTTTATTGATATGTTCATTTTTTAAGTTATATCTTTGAGTCAATAATTCAATTTCATTTTTCTTCAACAAAAGATTTTCTTTATTCTTCGATGTACGTTCTTTTGCCAAACTATTCATTGTAGAAAATATTTGAATGTCTAACAAATCTTCAATAATCGAACGTCTATCTGATGCAGACAATTGCATGAATGGTGTAAATGAAGCCGAGCCAAGAATTACAATCTGAGTAAATGATTTATAATTTAGTTTGAGAATAAACTTTTCAAGATATTCTTGGTAATCACGTGCAGCAGCATCTTGATTAATCAACACACCGTCTTGATATATTTCAAAAACGTTAGGTTTAATTCCACGAACTACTTTGTATTCTTTATTGCCAATATCAAATTGTACTTCAACAATACAATCTTTCTCATTGATCGAATTTAATAAACTTGGTTTAGTAATGCTTCTAAAAGCTTTACCAAACAAGGCAAAGCACAACGCATCAAGCATCGTTGATTTACCTGAACCATTTTGTCCAACAATAAGAGTGTTGGCATGATTGTTTAGTTTTATTTCAGTAAAGTAATTACCCGTTGAAAGCATGTTCTTCCAACGCAAATTTTTAAAAAGAATCATTCTGTAGTTTCAGTGTTTAAGGCTTCAACATATAATTCACGCATAAGAAGTTTTAATTTATCCGCTTCAACATTCAAAGTTAAGTTGTCGATATACTTTGACAAGATAGTCATCGTATCTTCCGCTTGATCAATTAATTCTTGATCATCATCAATCAACACTTCACTAAAATCTTCCACGATTGAAATGTCAGCTACTCCTGCTTTGTATAAATTTTCTACAAGCAAATCAAATATAAATGGATTTTGTTTATTGACAACAACAACTTTTACATATGTCTCTGCATATATTGAGCAATCTTTATTTCTAATTTCTTCAATAGATTCGGTAACATCATCATAAAAGATTTTGTGAAACATCTTATATGGATTACGGATGAATTCTAATTCTCTTGTGTGAGTATCAAAGATATGAAATCCTCGAGGATCGTCATGATCAGACCATGTCATCTCACCGGGAGTACCAACATAATAAATGTGTCCGTCATCAGACTTATGGTGGAAGTGACCAGTCAATACCACATCATACTTTGACAGATCAGATTTTTGAATACCTTCATGGCAAATATTACCTCGATCCATTTGGAATCCAGATATCTCAAAGTGACCAAAACAAATTTGAGATTTAGTTTTCTTTATTTGATCAAAGATTTCAGCTTCGTTATCGTCACATATCCAAGGTACAATATCAATACTGATACCGTCACAATCAATTGTACTGAAAGAATCGTATATAACAATATTATCATATTCGTTTAATAGTAACTGTGATGAGTTGACTTCTAAAGTATTTTTAAATGCAACGTCATGATTACCAAGTAATGTGTAGAACTTGATATTGTTATCTTTCAGTTTATCGAAAAAATATTTACGGCACAGGTATAATGAATTGAAATTAATGAATTTGCGGCGATCAAATAAATCACCAAGTTGCACTACAGTATCAATTTTATTCTCAATGAGATAAGGAAAGAATGTTTCAGAATAGAACTTCTCCATATATTTATGGAAGTCTAAAGAATCACCTCTCATGCCATGATGAGTATCACCGAGTATGCATAGTTTCATATGACTATTCTACAGAGTTTTCTATAAAGTTGTCAAGGCCTTCAACTTTCTTTTCCTTTTTCTTTTTCTTGTTTTCTTCAAAGTTATGAATGAATTCGGAGATATTATCGTACATCTCAAACTGTTTCATATTGCCAAATTCATCTTCATACATTTCACCTTCATCAAGTAATCCAAATTGCTGTGTAGCTTTATACTTGACATACAATTGTTTCTTCTCTTTCATAATGCGACGGAGAAAAGCATAGTATATTATTTGGGTAAAATAAGCAAATGGATTCTTTGATTTATCTGGATCAAAATTGCGGAAATACATAATACAATTCTCAATCCCATCAGAGATCATCTCATCACGGAAAGTATATGAAATGAAGTTTGGTTTACGTGACAAGTGTTCAGCAATTTTTAAAAAGCATTCACCCACATAATTCGGTATTGCTGGTTCGGATTTGTTTTCTTGTTCCGCAATCTTGCAGTCCTCTTTATACTTAATGAGTGCTGCAAGAAAATCGGCATTGTTCACATAATGATTTGATTTGCTCATAATATTACCTTAGGTTTTCCTTGACATCATTTTTGGTAGGTGTTAAAATGCTTGTGTTCCATTAGAATATCTATCCTATATGTTACCATAAATGTTGTTACTAATCATTTGATATCCTTTGATTAGTTCTTCTACTCCATCATCTAACGTATGCCATGCTTTCCATCCTGTAGCTTCTAACTTAGCATTCGAAACAACGTAGTTTCGTTGATCAGGATCTTTCTTAATATCTCCCTCTACTACAGTAAATCCAGGAACATGTTTCTTAATTGCTTCACACAATTCTATCTTAGACACATTAGCATCTGACAACCCTACATTATATATCTGATCTTTCATATCATCATAATTCTGTATGGCATGCATGAAAGCCCAAGCAACATCTCTCACATGAATATAGTTACGTTTAAAGTGACCTTCAAATATAATTACATATCCATCTTTGACTGCACGATAAGTTAAATCATTTACCAATAAATCAGTACGCATACGTGGTGCCATACCGAATACAGTAGCTAAACGATAGCTGATTGCATTACCTCTATCCATTAATTCTTTTTCTACTGCAACTTTATCAATGGCATACTTAGAGATTGGACGTAATTCAGATTCTTCAGTACAGAAATTATTCTCATCACCTGTGCCGTAAGCACTGTTAGTTGTTGGCATAATAACAGATTGATCTTTAGATAGATGTTTCAACATCATACTAATAGCATCTTTGTTTGTTGTTTGTGCTCCTAGTACATCTTTATTGCATAACGGTGCGCCAACTAAAGCTGCCAGAGGAATGATTACATCGGCATCTTTAAGTAAAGGTACAATGTGACTTTCATTTCGAATATCACCATTCACAACATCAAAATTTTGATAGCTGCACAATTGATTTAAGCTTGCTTGCTTAAACATAAAATTATCGATTACGGTTACTTTATGTCCCGCATCTAATAACATTGGTGTCAACATCGACCCAATATAACCTGCTCCACCTGTAACTAAAATTTTCATATTATACCTTATTCAAAATATCTACGATTTCTTTAATACTTTCAATCTCTAATGTAGGATAGTTTCCGATGTAGAATCCATAGAAATGCATGTGATCTGTATTAGGAAACTTTTTGTAGTGATCTTTATCAACAATACCTTTTAGATATGGTTGACGTAACTGATTACCGCCACCTGCTGAACCTCGTCTAAATTCTATACCAGCTTCTTTCATAGTAGTCATTAAACGTTGAACAAATTCTTCATTGGAATACTCTGGCTGCAAAACTAAATTGAATGCATAATTACTGCAACCAACTAACCTAAAGTCTACCTTATATTTCTTCTGATCTAGTTGTGATAAGAAATAATATAAGTTATTATTACGTAGTATAACATTATTATCGAGGTTCGGCAATTGGCTACGCCCAAGTATGCCGCCTATCTCTGTATTGCGTACATTGTATGCTGGGAATGCAAAGATAAAGTCTGGATTGAGTTCTGGATTCTCATTAATGTATTCATCTTTCATATCTTGATCATTACACTCACGAACCATTCCATGTGAACGTAGCATACGTAACTGGCAATATGTTTTATAATCATTGGTGCAAATCATGCCACCTTCAATGGTACTCATGTGGTGAGCAAAGTAAAACGAGAAGTTTGACATATAACCAAAACTACCTAACAGTTTACCATTATGTGTAGCACCATGTGACTCACATACATCCTCAATTAAAGGTATATTTCTATATTTTAATTCATGTAATAGTTTATCTGATAAGCAATCGAACCCCTGGGCATACGTGATAAAGACTGCTCTTGTTTTATCCGTGATAGCATTAATGACGCCATCAGTATTCATACCTAAAGTATCGAGATCGATATCAACAAATATTGGAGTGAAACCACAATGAAGAATTGTAGCAATGTCGGAAGACCAAGTGAATGGTGGTACTATAATCTCACCACCATCTGGATGTTGTAACTTGAGGATAGCCATTGATAACAGGTTTGCCGAAGCACCTGAATTAACAAAGACTGAATATTTTACACCTAACCATTTAGACCATTCTTCTTCGAATGCTAGACACTCTGGTCCGTTAGTTAGTTTTGGATTATCTTGCTGTAATAGTTCTATTACCTTACTTAAATCTTCTTTGGTAATATTGTTTTGCATCAACGGATATTTCATGATCACCCCATAATAATTTGACTGCCATCATGATCAAATTTAAATGGCACCCATACATTAATTTGTTTAACTTTATTTTTAATTTCTTCATGCTTATCTGGTGGAGCAATAAACATAAAGAAACCTCCACCACCTGCACCCATCAACTTACCACCGTATGCACCAGCTTTAATAGCTGTGTTGTAGATAGTATCTATAACGTCTGTAGAAACGCCTTCTGCTAAACCACGTTTAAGTTTCCACGTTTCATTAAGTATCTCACCAATCAAACGAATTTCTAACTGTTTTTCAAATGCTTCAATAGCAATATTTGTCCACAGTTGCATCTTCTTCAAAGTATCTACAGAAGTTCCTTGCATGATATTAGTTATTTGTTTTTTTGCCTGAACTTCAGAAAAACGACTAATACCAGAAAAGCCTAACAGTACATGATCTTGAAAACGATCAATATAATCTGGAGATGTTTTAAGATAGTTTATATTCCAACCTTGACTTGACATGTCGATAATTTTTAAACCACCATGTGCTGCCATAATTTGATCTTGAATACCTACAGATTCTCCAATAATTTTTTGTTCAACATGAATAGCATCTTGTGCAAGTTCTAATTGTGTCTTGTAAATATTTTTATACTTGTACAATGCATTCAGTAGTCCTACGGTAAAAGAAGAACTAGAACCAATACCAGAACGTGCAGGCAAATCGCCTTCATGACCAATAGAAATACCTTCAGTGATATTTAAAAATTTTAAACAAGCACGAATAGACGGATGTTCAATCTCATCGACAGAATTTACGTTTTCTATCTTGGAATAAACTATACGAATTGGATGTTCGTGAAAAGGTGGAAGTTGTTTAACGTGAATATAGCAATGATGATTCATTGCCGCAGATAATACCTTGCTTGGGTTTTCATTGTACCAAGCAGGATAATCTGAACCACCGCCAAAGAGAGAGAGTCGATAAGGAGTTTTAGATACTATCATTGTAAGACAACCAAAGGTGCTTCTGCCCTTCGTATGTCATTAGCAAAGATAAAGAAAGAAACGAATCTTTCATTTAGAAATCCTGGGTAACGCCATGGCAAAGGTTCAGAACAATCGTAATGTTTTTTGGTTTGATCTGGAAACACTTCACTACATTTAGACCAAACATATTCCATTGCTTCATAATATTCATAGAACATTCTCTTATATATATCTTTACGTGCAACAAATACTGCTTCAAAATGACACACTGTACTTGTGGTAAACCAATCAATATGTTTACGATAGAACGGATTCACTCGTATAAGTGCTTCTTTAAATAGATGCCAATATTCAGGCAATTCATATTGCAGATATTGCTGTTCTACTGACATATTGATATTTCTCGGTTTAGTAACAATCATATCAACATCTTTTAGAATATCCATTGCTATTCGTTTAGTTTGATCGTTAGCTAATGCTTGACAGATATCTGATGTAGGTGATGTCGTTACTTTATCTGGTACATTTTCATCACCATTAAGCATGAAATATCTTCGATAAGAAGAATTACCAATATACTCTTCTTCAAAATTATTAGCATTTTTTAGTAACCAATAACTAGTTGCTTCGGCACCCATAGCTTTTATAAACTCATCATCACTTATCATAGGATAATAATGTTTAAAATCCATGATTGAATTGACTCCAGTATTGACATCAATATAGTTTCCTGATCCGGGTATGGATTTTAAAACACTGTCACTAGCAAACGTAGGTTTTATCCACGATGATTCATGAAAGAATGGAAACTCTTTATGAAAATGAGAGAATAAAAGAACACTCATTAGACTTTCCTTTTAGCTATGACTTCTCTAATCTTTGCAATGATCTCATCTTTAGATGGTGGCAGATTATCTACTTCAGGATGAAATCCTGCTGTTCTATTCTTCAATCCCATTACATCCATTTCAGCACCAGATTGTTCGATCAAATCAAAAGCTAAACTCTTAGCAATGCCATCAACATAATCGTCATCTAAAACTATTCCACCATACACTGATCGTTTCAATGAGTGTACTGCATCTCTGCTTGGCTCAAAAGGTTTGATCTGCATTATGTGATGAATGGCAACACGAATATTTTCTTTTGCCAATTCAGCAGCAGCTTGTTGTGCTGCAAAACGAGTAATCGATATTGGAAATAAAACAATGTCAGGTTCTTTATAATATAAATCCCATAATCCTTCAGCATTATTATATGCGCCTCTATGTTCAGAGACATAATATACTTCATCTTCTTCCATGAATTGTTTATATACACTTTGATATTCTGTGGATGTCATTGGTGAAAAGATTTTAATACCGGGCATACGATAGTATAATGCATGATGTGACGAACCAGCTACAGGACCAATGCCACCTTCCATAGCAATTGAACGAACAAACATAGGACAAGGCACGCCCCAAATTTCTTTCGACTTTGCCGCATAGTTAATAATGCTTGGTGCATTATACCAATTAAATCCTTGATAACGAATAACATACATTGGCCGACGACCAACTAATGCTGCGCCAACTGCTATAGCACCACCAGCAACATCTGCCATTGACAACTCAACCATACCATCTTCTTCGTATAGTTCTGGTAGAGTGCCACCGACCCAACCAACAGCAGTCAAACATTGACCCATAGCTATTCCATCTTCATTTTTTAAATGATGATGAACAATCTGTTTAATTGTATCTTTTAACGTAAATGTTTTATCCATGCTTCTCTCACTAGTTCTTCTGCATATTTAACGTGTTTATCACCAATATGTGCTGTGTATTCTTTATGGCGATCTGGAGTATTTGGATCATCGATACCTGCACCTGCATGCCAGAATTTTCTATTCGTAGAAATGTTAAGTAATAAAGGTTGATTGGTACTACATGTTTTGAGTATCTCTAACATTCTAATAGGATCATCATCACATCCAATGCCCTTCATCTTATACGCATTGGCAACATCTTGCATCTCCCAATTACGTCTAACTTTTTTTTCTGTTAGAATAGAAAGATTATTATCTTCTACGATGTACCAAATAGGTAATACTTTAGTTGATGCCCAACCCATAGCTGCAACAAAGTAATCTTCTTCGGCAGCAGCATCACCTGTGAAGCAAAGAGTGAATTTTTTATTACCATAACATGCACCTGTAGCAATAGGACCATGAGAACCCATCAGTCCATCATGACCATATATATTTTTCTCTTTAGATTGAATTGATGCAGAGCCACCCATGCCACCAGAACATCCACGTTTGTCACCGAGAAGTTCTAGTATAAGTTCATCCATATCTCCACCAAAAGAAAGATATGTAGAGTGACCTCTATGTTGTATAAAGATTTGTTTATCGATTGATTCTAAATACGTGGCAAGAGTAGCAGAAATATATTCTTGACCAGCAGAAAGATAGACGGGTATCTTTATTGTTTTATCTTGTACCCGTCTAAAAACTTCTTCTTCAAATGCACGACATATTGCTGCCTTCTTATGAATCTCAAGTAGCATTTCCATTTTTCACCATATCAATAGCAGTTTTCATCCAAATGCCCATGTGATCATAGTGCGGAGAAGAAACTATGTTACGATCAACTACAACAGGCTCATTAACATATGTAGCACCAGAATTATTGATATCATCTTCTAAACTATAGTAGCCACTGATCTTTCTACCAGATACAACTTTTGCAGAGATTAACAACTGAGCACCATGACATGTGCTGGCAATAACTTTTCCTGCTTTGTCCCAATCAGAAATAAATTTGATTACTTGTTTTTCTTGACGTAGTTTTTCTAAAGCCTTAACACCGCCTGGCAATATCAGAATATCATAATCATTTAAGAAATGTTGATAGTTTGTTCCATCATCTAATAAATCGACTTTTACATGAGAAGTCATATTTGATCCCATGATACCAAAAAATTTACCTGTAACGTTTGACATTACTGTAACATGATCAGTTTCTTCTTTTAAACGATAGTATGGATAAACTAGTTCCTGATCTTGAAAATTTTCCCATGTTATAATCAATGCTTTCATATTAATCTCCTAATAATTTTCTTTTCAATGTAATTGTTTTGGTACTGTTTAATTCATCAATTGCCTTTTGTCCAAATCTTTCTTGCATCAGATTCAAATACTTTGGACTAGAGTGATATGTATCCCATGCTTTATCACGGAATCCTAGAATCTCTGCCGAGGTTAAATGTTGATTCGATAGATTCAAAGTATCGTAAGAATGTTGACTGTACCCAGAATATGTTGTGGGTAAATCTAAGTTAAACAACTTTGCTTGTTTGTGTAATGGACTACCGGGATATGCCATAGCAGAATAGAAGTTAGCCATTTCTGTAGGGTTCTCCATTGCAAAATCTAAAGTTGCTTGCATAGTTTCTTTAGTATCATATGGTAAACCAAAAATATAATTACCACCAACATTGATACCAGCTTCACGAATCATGCGAATCAAATCTAATACTTTGACATCTTGGAAACCATCTTTATGAATCTCTTTACGTAAAGTATTATTAGGATTCTCGATTCCTAATCCTAACCATTTAACACCCGCTTTAGCAAGCTTATCAAGATACTTCGGCTTACATGTATCTACACGTGAGTATGCCCAAATATTAAAATCATACCCACGTTCAATAATCAAATCACAGATAGCTTCAAAGTGTCTTGGATTAAGAACAAATAACTCATCCGCAATTTTAACATTACGTACACCTTGTGCTGCAATATGATCAAACTGTTTGATAATAAATTCTGGAGACCAGAAACGAAACACGTTACTATCTTCACTAGTGATATGACTTCCTTGTTGTGTACGATTGATGATATTGATCATACAGAATGAGCAACGATAAGGACAACCTAAACTAGTATACAATGCAGCAAAAGGTTCTTTCTCCGAATCGTTTGACCATGAATGCCAACCTGCTGTACGATATTTACTCAATGGTGGAAGCAAATCCCAAGCCATACCGGGCAAATCAGTTTCTAAGTTTTCTTTAGATACGATACCTGAAGGCTTATTCATGATTACATGACCATCTCTATTACGGAAAACTAAGCCATCAACTTTTTCTAATTGCGAATCTTCTAGTTTAGTAACATTTAATAGTGCATGTAATGTGTACACACCTTCATTTTGACATACTGCATCAATAGATGATTCAGCTTTCATTGTTTCCATTGGAAGTGCTGCAACATGTCCACCAACAAACACAACAAATGTATCTGGTGAAAGTCTTTTCAATTCGTTTGCTGTAGCAACTGCACCTTCCATGTTTTGTGACGATGCAGAAGGCTGTTGACCATAAACAACAAAGCAAACAATCTTGGTTCGGTATTCAGTAATGCGTTGTGCAGCAGATAGGTAATCTAATCTCTCTGCTTCGGCATCTAAAATTTCAGGACGAAACCCTTTAGTACGAACACTATTGGCAAGCATAGCAGCCCAGATAGGAGGTTCAATTGCGGAGTTATTTTTAGCAAGACCTTGATAAATTTTTTCAGATGCGTTAGGATGTACAAATAATATATCAGTCATAATTTTTTCCAATAAGGGTAGACCAGTCATGTATGTCAATAGAATTAATAGCTGTAACGTTTTTAAATGGACTCAATGCATTTAGATTTTTTAAACTATCATCATAAAATATAATTCTTTCTTCTATGTCTCTAATTGATTCTGCTTTATTATATGTTTTATAATCTAAAATTTGCATACCGTTAAAGTAATCATAAATTTTAAATAGACGCAACATACGAATAGAGGGTTGAAAATCAAAAGGTAAGTTTACGTATTGACCAGCCGAAACAAATCCTACATCATGATTTTCACTTCTTAGATATTCTAGATACTCTTTTACACCTTTACGTAAAGTACATTTAGAATATACATCATCGGTTATTATATCATCTTTTATAAGATATGGTGGCACTAATTGTTTTGCCCAAATAGAATTGCCGTGTTTATCTGCCGTGTCCCACAAAGTAATATCGAGATCAAACAGATATATCATTAGTCGGCTTTCATAATATGAATCATTGTAGTTCCGGTATCTATTTCAAATGCTCTGGCTAAACGTGCTAATGTTTCACCATCGATAACATCTCCGGGCCACAATACTTTTTGTTGTTTATCGGTAACTATACCACCATTTGTGACAACAAAAATTTCATTCTCTTTTGCACCTAGTATTTGTTCTTTATCTACTATCTGTACATGAGTTACATAACAGCCATTGATTTCTTGTACTACGGGTGTAGGTGCTTCATTGATCCAAAAACATGAATCGTCTTTAGGTGTGTGAAAACTCTTACCTTCATATTCTGTACCTGCACGACCATAAGCATCCTCTAAACGAACTAGATCGTGTTTATCTTCTGGCGTTTCAATTTCAAATATGAATGAATCGGTAATAGCTTTAGTTGAATGAAAACGTGAACGGAATATGTGGATTTTATTCAGACCTTCTATATCAACAGAATTACGAAGGAATGATAACTTTGCTTTTCCTTCTAGTACAACAAATCCAGTATTCTTTTTTGGATGGCAGTGCATCGAGGTTTCTTTATCTTTCTCAATATGCAAGTACCAAATTGCAACCTCTGAGTTACGATAACAAAGATATTCTTTACCCCAAGGCTTTTTTACTACAATGTCAGTATAGTCCATAACAAATTATTCCTCAATGTAACGTTCGATTTTTCATTTCTTCCAAACGTTCGGTTAGTTCTTCTGTAAATTCGTTCATCTCTTCCGCATCTTCTTCCTCTTGTTCTGCAAACGACTTTAACAGATCCTCAGATTCTAATGCATCTAATAATGCTTTATTTACTAAGTTTTCATAGTATTCTATCATACTATCTTTAGGTTCCATTACCGTGATAATATCTTCCAGATATATGATAGCAGAATCTTCTTTGATCAATTCTACTGGTAACCAATGCAGCATCATCATAACTGATTGTCCATTTGGTAATCTACGAAAGATTAATTTCATAGGAGCATCTATCATAACAGAATCTTGATCCTCTTCAATAATATTAGCTACAATATCCTCACCAGTTTGCAGTCTTATTATTTTTATATTCTGTTTATTCATTGATATCTATCTCTATGTTGTAGAACTTATATTGGAATTTTTCCTCGTCATATATTTTAACACGTTCAATGAAATGATTCAAGGTAAAATTAACATGTTTACCAATGCGAAAATCGTCTGATATATCAAATAACACAGCTTGCTTTTTATTATCCCCAACTCTTAATCCTCTACCTATCGACTGTAAGTTACGAATACGTGACTTAGAGGGGGATGCAAATATAACGTTGTGGAGATTACGTATGTTGATGCCAGTAGAAAAGGTACCATAAGAAGCCACAATAATAGCATCATTTTCTTTTTCTGTAATCTCTCTAACAGATTCACGAATTTCAACTTCAGTTCCGCCATGTACAAAAAATACTTGACGTTTACCTGCATCTTTGCGTATAGATTCATAAAGTACTTTTCCGTGCTTCTCAACAAATTGAAATAGTATAAGAGAATTTCCCTCTAACGATAAAGTAAGTTTCTTAATAAATTCATTTCTCTGCTTGCTTAATACTATATATTGCATCTCAGTTTGATAGTCCCAAGACCTAGC